TCCTGCGGGAATTTTTTATTTGCACTGCGTCCGGATGTACTCCTGCAAATACTTCAGTTTTTCCTGATCGCTGATGATTCCGGCGCGGATATCGAGAACGTTTTGTCCAGCAACTGGAGAGAGTTCGACGGTGGCAGCATTGCCCACGCGGCTGGTGCTGGCGGTTTCGGTCTCGGTGGGCACTGAACATCGCCCTTCGACGCGCACCCGGCCACCAGCAGCAAGGCGGCGCTGCAAATCAGTATTCCTGGTCTGTGCATCAGCTAATTCCTTCGTGTATTTTGCATCGAGGGCGGCAACGTCACGCTGGCGCGTTTGCATATCACTGATAGTCTCGTTCGCCAGCTTCAGGTTGTGAGTGGCTGTGTCCCGCTGTTGCCGGAACCGTACCGCGTTACTGTGGTAATGGTCTGTTGCCCATGCCAGCGCTGCGATCACTATCAGCAACGAGACTATTACGCCGGTGGTTATACGATTCATGTCACCACCAACGGATTTGTCCTATCAGATAGCCAATAGCGGCGACAAACAGTACCAGCCAGATCAGGATAAATTTCCAGTTTGGTAATTGCTCAATCATTAGTCGCAACTCCCTAATCAGTTTGCTAATATCAATCACAGGTTCTCCCTTGCCTTCATCAAGGTGCAGAAACAGAAAACCCCGACTGTTTGCAGCAATCGGGGTTTTCGCTTTTATATCCTTCGTAAATCAGAAATCGGCAGATTTTGTGTTATCCACCCCTGTGGCGCCATGTCATTTTTTGGTGAATTATTCCGCTGACAACAATTTATTGATCAATACCCCAGCACGCCAGCGCCGATTCCTGGTCGCGTCGTATCACCTGGCCGTAACACTGATTTTCCCTGTTGCGGCAGTCTTTGCCGCCGTCATATACCCAACGGCGGATTTCTGCACACGCTCCTTTGCGATCTCCTGCGTTGAGCTTCCGGTAAAACGTGGACGGGAAACATTTACCGGGACCGATGTTATACGGACAGAACGACGCAATACCGGCTTTCTGCGGTTCGGTCAGCGGTATGTGAACATGTTTATTTACCCATGCCAGCGCTTTATCCCGCTCGATGGCGTTGTAATGGTCGCACTGGCTTTGTGTCAGTCGCTGGCCTTTCACAACGGGTTTACCATCGATATGAGTCACGCCACGGCATACTGACCAGACGCCTCCGTTATCACGAACGGCCACCAGCGTATTTCCTTCCCGCTCCTGCAAAAACTGGTCGAGTAGTTGCGGTGCGCTGGCACCGGCGGCAATCAGCGCCAGCATGGCGGCGGAAAGACCGTATTTAACTTTTGTCCTGTGCGCCATTACTGCCCTCCGGCATTTCAGATACCGCCAGCATTTTTAACGTGCTGTCATGGTCGTTTTTTTCCAGAATCCGGGCGATTAGCCTGTTACGCTCTTCCATCGCGGCAGCCTGCCTTGCCTGAGCCTGCTCTGATTTCTTTTTGTAATGCTTATTAACCAGAAACGTACCAATACCCAGAACAATACCTATCAGCGCGCCATAGTCGTTTAACGTCCACTGGGCGCATATGCCGCTGATTAATGCCCAGATGTAGGCCAGCCATGTCGTATGTTTATCCATTGTCATAACTTCCCCTGTCCGGGAAATGGACTACCCGGATGTCGGGTAAGTGGAAAAAGAAAGGCCGCGCAATAGCGCAGCCTTGTGATGGGTGCGGGAGCCAATCCCCGCTACGTGGCAGTGGTATACAGAAAATCAGGGGTATGATTTACGCAGCTAATATTTCAAGCCGTCTTCCAAGCGCCGCCAGCGCGTTCTATATCTAAGCTGGTGGTTGTAACGGCCCCGACAGTACTTCTGCTTCACCGTTATGGCAGATATCATCGCCCCTTGGCAGATGCCAGACACCGACAATAAGCTGTCCAGATTCCAGATCGTCAACTGTGTCATTCGTATAGTATGCCACCTGAACAACACCGTTATGCTGAATCCAGTAATACCCTTCTTTCATTCACACCTCCGCAAGACTAAGCAAATAGTATAGGGCGAAGCAGAAAATGCCGCGGTGCAAGAAACCACAACTCAAATCCTGTTGTACAGGCTGCTCTTTCCAGTCATAGCCCCACCACCGATAGCTCAGATGGCGCAGTGTGTGATCAAAGGGTCAGGCTTCACGGGCTGCGTTTGCTACGTAGGTAATATCGATGGTGGTTCCCGGAGCCTGATATAGTGGACGGGCTCTACGCAAGCGTCTGTCGGATTGGGTTATGAGCCGTCCGCCAGTGAGCCCTGAATGTGAAAAAGCCCCGATGATTACCGAGACCTGCAAACGAAAAAACCCGCCGTGGCGGGTTCTTCTTTGAATCTGTCGCTGCGGATAAAGCTTCGCGAGCTTATCTGAATTCAAGCAACACCCGCGCAATCATGCAAACGAAATCTGTCAGGTTTTTTTTCGAATACTTCACACATTGGCTGATACAACATTGCTTCTGCCATTTGTAACCAGACATCAATTCTGCTTTCGCAGGTTCTCAGACACCACTCCGGATGCATTTCGTTTAGTTCTCTCGCCATTGCCTTTTTGCTCATTCGACGCTTATATCGCTGGCAGATAAGACCAAACAGCTTCTTATGGCCAGCACGAACAAGGATTTCACCGATCACAGCATCCATCATAAGCCCTTCCGCATCTGTGCAAAAAGCCAGGTGACTTTTATTTTTCCCGGCAAGTAGATCCTCAAAATATTCCCGCAACTCATCCTTACTTAAACCTGATGCTTTGAGATGCCGTAATACCTGCTGTATGGCGGTTTTACTCACTTTTTTCGAAGCGAGAAGCGCATTAAACATATCACCACCAGTCCCCCCGCCTATGTGTGACCAGCGGCCCCACATACGTAATTTACCCTGAATCCACACGGATTCGAGCGTGCGAAGCCGGAATGTCTCATCGGGTTTTCCTGAAGTTGAAGGATAAATCATATAAAGCCTTCCTCTCTCCATATCTGTTGAGTACGGAAAACACCTTCAGCGTGATATAGCCTCAGGGTGTCTTGATCAATATCGGTTTTCACACGACCATCGATTACGTCATGACAAGAGTTGCATGCAATGGCACCTTGCATGTCATGTGGTTTAATGCCCGTTCCACAGGTATCACTCATGCGATAATGGGCCAGCACACTGGTTTCAGGATTGAAATTACAGATCCCCGGAATTCGTACAGTACACATGCGATCGCGGGCCTGCTTTGTCAGGTCGATTTTTTTCATGCGGCATAACTGAATAGTTGGGCGGCGGCGTTCTCCGCTGCCTGCTGAGTCGGGAATGTGCGGTATAAGATATAATTCCAGAGCACATCAAGAACGGATTTATAAAGCTGGGAGAATTCAATATCGTCCATTTTTGCGAACGATATAGATTTTGGTTCTTTGCGGCTGGTGCCATCCGGCATCTGGTATTCAGTATAAAAACCTGATTCGATTGTCACCCATGCGCGGAACGCTTCAAAGGATTTGACGGAGCTGATATTGCTGGCGCGTTTCTCAGCTTCTTCATGCAGATATTGATCGGCCAGTTCCTGGAGTGTTTCTTCGTGACCCGCGTAGTGAGCAACCAGTTGTACATATCCCCGAACCAGTTTTTTATCTGCCGGGGATATTGCACCGCCCGACGGTTGCCAGTAATCGAACCCAAGATTGAGGAGTGCGAAAAATTTTCTGTGAAACGCTGCATTACGTGCCTGTTTAAAGTCGGCATACAAAACAGCGCCCAGACGAAATTTTTTGTCGATAAATTCGCGAGCATCCGGGGTTGCTGGAATAAGTACACCGCCCGCTGATTTTACAAATGAATACTGCGCCATTGGTTTCCCCTTTAGCGCAGCAATTGCTCAGAAATACAGTTTGCCGGGTGTTCAGTCCGGTACCGTGATTATACCCTTTGTTTACCTTTTTGAACAACAATACAGCCTGCTTGTTCTGCCAGTTCTAACAATGATTTAAGGGATGCGACATGTTCATCGTCGTACACGTTTCTTAAAGACATCACCTTGCCATTTTTACAGGTAATGAGAACGCGACCATTATCGGGGAGATGTTCCCCTATCTCCGTCTTTTTAAACACGCGCCCTCCCTGCGATAACTGTATAGATATCCAGTATATATACTCCTTAGTAATTGGAAGTGCAAACTTTTAAAGGCACAAAACGTTAAAAAATGAAATAGATTTATTATTTAACACTATGTTAAATAAAGAAAAACCGCCTTTATGGCGGTTTATTTACATGTTGCAGACTGGCGTGACATGTCACATTGTTAGTTTCACCGCATGCCATCCAGACGTAACCCAGCACTGAGAATCACCTGCACATGGGCATGATGTAATCGGCAGCGCGTCGCCGCATTTTCCACATTGATTTGCGCTGATTGATTTGATACGTCCACGAACTCGCGCATCATCCTGACGAATTAGCATCGCAATATATTCGCCCATTTCATACGGCGCACGACCCGGGCGGCGGGCGGCGCAGTTCCGCTCCAACATGTCCAGCTCCTGAGAATCAAGCACCAGTTCAATCTTGCGCTCACCAGCGGCAGACTGACGGGCGCGTTGCGCTGCTTTACGTTCTGATGCTGATTTTGCCATTATGCTGCCTCCCTGCTTACACATAATTCAGGTAAATTAGCCCTCACCAGCGCCTCTGCGAAAGGTGGGGGAACAGCATTATCAGTGAAAACTGCTCTTTCGTCCTGCTTATCGAACCAGAACATTCGAGAACCGCAGCACATATCAAGAATTGTTGCTGCATTAGTCATGCCGCACACTCCCCATGTTCCTTGATAAATTCAGCTATTCCTGGCAGCAGCATTACATCAGGTGAATCACACTCATTTCCCCATACGTCAAACCCATGAGAGGACTGGCGAGCAAACAGTTCAATACGTGGAACATCACCAAGCAATTGCACCAATTTTTCACGCACAAAGTCAGGTTTTTGCGAATGCTCCAGGCGCGGCGCGGTAAATGACTGGACGATCCCGGCGTCAATGCGTTCAGGAAGATTTCCTTTAATCGCAAAAAGACAATCTTCACTATTTGCACGTGTCATATGCCCCATTCCCATCACCAGCTTATCCGTCTGGCGGCTCCCACATTTATTCCAGGTAAAGCCTTTCATTGTCATCAGACGGAAACCCCACGCCTCGACAACCTTCAGTGCTTCAATCGGCTGCGTTGGAACCCACCACATAGCCAACAGGCAACTTTGCGCTGCAAGATCCCACACAGGCAGGCGGCAGATGTCGAGAACATTCATCACGGGATATTTGAACCCGGCTCCACGGTCACCATCTGCAGCTTTGTCCCGGTATGCCCAGGGCGGATCTGCATAAATTAATGTGTATTTTTTATTCACTATTTCCCCCTTCGCGCATCTGGCGCCAGTAATTCAAACGCCCTCTGAAAAAATCCCGGTAGCTCTCCGGCGTCGCGTCAATGTGCTGTATAACCATCTGGCGAGTGACTTTGCGCTCATAGAGCTGGCGAATGAGCGCGGCGGCGCGCATGTCATAATGCTCTTTGAGTTGGCACTCTTGCGGCCATTTGGCACGATTGAGCGGTAAGCCGGGCGGGAGGTAGTCCGATTGCCCGGCCATACCTTAAGCCCTCATGTTTTTCTCTGAGTGAACGTAAAAACGGGGATCAACGCTTTTCAGCGTGAAGTGTGTAACGGGCATATCGTCATGCCGCTCAATGCCGACGAAATTAGACATACACAGCGCAAAGACTCGTTTCTGGAGTTGTTCCAGGGTAATTTTGATGTCCGGGTGATATTTTTTAATGGCAGACATAATCCCTTGGTATGACAGCGTTTTTCCCTTCATGATAGCTACCAGTTGTACCGCTGGTAATTCGCTGGATTTGGACTGAACGACAGGTTCTGTAGATGCTGCTATAGGTTTAATTGAATCCAGCAGTAGGCGACAACGGCTGGTTACCCCTACCCTGTAGCCTGTCTTTTTGTCGTAATTTTCTTTGCTGCCGGAAGTCCAGACCGTTGCGGTTTCGCGAAGTTTAACTGTCTTCTCACCACCGGAATAGATCACTGTGCCAGTATGCGTTTTCGTGTGACGTCGAGGTGCTGGCCCTGACTGTTTCACCTTTTTCACCGTCGAAGGTACACGTACGGTTAATCCCGGTATCGGAACAGGACGGGGACACGGAACATACATTGAACGGCTGCGCGCTCTGGCTCCGGCATTCATCCGCCAGATGATTACATTCGTCCAGTCACAAGCATCATCAATGGTCTCTACTTTTGGATAAATTAAATCGGTCATTGGTCTTTCCTCTCTAAATTTAGCGCGGGTCAGGCGCTTAAAATGCATCGGTGTTGTACTTCTCTGAATATTTGCGGTGCGGTTTTCTGGGTTTTGCTGCCTCCAGTTGAATGCGGGTCTTCTCCTTGCCGACGTGCTGATCGATCGGCAGAAAGTGGCCGTTTTTAAATTCCTGGTAAATTACGGTACCAGCAGCAGCGAACCGGCATTTGCCTAGAATGACTTCAGCCACACCAGCCGCCGGGCTTTCAGGGTTATAAACATCATCGCGGTACAGAAACAGAATGCTGTCAGCATCCTGCTCGATGGAACCAGAATCACGCAGGTCTGACATTACGGGGCGACGCTGCGCCGCCGGACGCGCATCAACTGCGCGGGAAAGCTGGCTGAGCGCAAAGGTCGGTGTATGTAGCCGCATAGCCATCGTTTTGAGATTGCGAGAAATGTGCGCTACGGCCAGGTCGTTACGCTCTGCTTTCGGTTTTTTAATCAGACCGAGATAATCGACCATAATCATTGCCAGATGCGGATGGCGTCGTTTGTGCGTTTCTGCAATCGCGCGAATCTGTTCAACTGTAAGGTCGGTCGCATCGACAATCCAGATATCCCGGTCCGTAAGTTCACCAATGGCGGCAGTCAATCGTGCCCAGTCTTCATCGTACATATCCTGAGGATTACGCAGACGTGAAACAGACAGGTTTCCGGCGCCGGCCAGCGAACGCTCGACAATCTGAGCCGCAGCCATCTCCATGCTGAAAATGAGCGCTCCGCCCCCTTTTGACGTTACGCCTTCCACAACCGTAAGAGCGAATTCTGTTTTACCCATACCAGGACGACCAGCCACAACAATAAGATCCTGCGGGTTAATGCCACCTGTCGCGTTATCAAGATCCACAATACCAGTCAGCAAATTGCGCGTGGACTCATCACCATTCATACGTTTCTGTACTGTGTCCATGTAAGCGGGCAATAGCTCGTTGATATGTACTGGTTGGACGTCACCACTATCGGCAGTCATATCCAGCAGTTGTGCTACGGCGTTTTCGACTATCTGATCGCGTTGCTCCTGGTTTACTGCGTTACGAATGCCATCGGCCCCATCCTGCAGGAGCTTCGCCAGCGCACGACTTCGCCATGCCTTAACCATCTTCCTCGCGTAGCCTTTGAGGTTTGGTACTGTTGCAGGGATACGGGATATTTCCGACAAGTTAGCCAGACTCGCCCCACCCAGTGCTTCGCTAATAAATAACATGTCGATCATGCCACTAGTCAGCGCCTGTTTTTTTATTTCGCTGAATGTACGGCGATAAAATCCTATGCTGAATGATTCTTCTGGGGTGGAGGCGATCACATCGAAGGCATCAGGTGAAGCTCCCCCATTCAACAGGCCAGCCAGTACACATGCTTCCAGTTCCTGAGGACTCACAGTGCTTCCTCCCTTGTTTTACGCAACGTTTCAGGTTTCATCAGATAATCAAAGCTGGCGCGCCAGCCACTGGCACCGAAATAAAAATCGGGTGCATCGGCGCGGAATTTTTCGAAATAGCCAAGAAATGCCCCCGTAGTTTTATTTTTCATGTGAGCAGCCAGGCGAATAATCATCCCCCGGCGATCGGCATCCAGTTCAGCAGCAGGCAATGTGTCAGCGAATATCTCGTTGTAGCCTTTCATGACAGCATCCGGATCGACATCAGCCTCCGTAGTAGCCCATGCTTCTGCATCCGCGAGATAACCGTCAAAGCGATTTACGCGGCAAATATTGGCCGGTTTTGGCAAACCAGAACCACGGCGGCGCCAAGTAGCCAGTACCCAACGAATAACCAATTGCAGCTCAGCAAGTGTGTATGCTTCGCGTGTTTGTGTCGGCGTCAGCATTAGTACGAACGGCTTAATATCACGGCAACGGGTTCCGGTTTGTTCGTTGTAGAATTCCAGGGCTTTTTTAGCGTCAGCAAGGATCCATTCGTCGCCCTTCCCCTTCTGGGGGTTAGGGGGATCATTAGGTTCATTGACTGGTTCAAAAGAGTGACTGGTTCTGGTGCCACCACATGGCATAGGGGGTGTGTTTTCTAACGGCATACCTGTGATTTTTGACGGCACAGGGGCTGTGCTTTTTGGTGGCACAGGGTTATCAAGATTCAGGTAATACACATTCGACGTATTTCCCTTACCATTGTTTATACCCATGCGGTTTTCTTTTGTTAAAACGCCCATGCCAATAAGCGCGTCAATGTGCGTACGAACAGCACTCCTGCTGCATTCACAATGATCAGCAATATGCTGATAAGATGGCCAGCATTCGCCATTATCATTGGCGTTATCAGCAAGTTTAATCAGCACCAGTTTACGAATTGGGTTTCCGGTTTTTATTGCCATCGCCCGGGCCATTAGGGTCATGCTCATAGTCAGATCCCCAGCAACTCAGCCAGTTCACGACAGGCTAATTCGTAGTCTTTCGGTGTGAGGAAAACGCACGTCTCGATCATCTCAGCTTTACGCTGTTCGTATATTTCCCATTTTTTCGCGGCGAGGCGTTCTTCAAATATTCCCCGTACATCATGCGCACAGGATGGTTCGCCATTTAAACGCCAGCCGTTCCGCCAGGTGATGCGGTCTGTTGATGTCTGCATATTGGTCTTTCCTCGATACAAGTTAAACGCTGGTCAGGCGCTGTGTTTCCTGTATGGCTTGTAGTGCCTGTGCTATCCGCTGTGGTCGATCCCTAGCATCAAGCAGCAATGCTATTATTGCGGCGGCGAAATCGCGGATCGCAATGCAAATTAAGTGCTGAGCTGTCATTCCCAACTGCGCATATCGTTCCGCGGGGAGCGCCGCTTCCATAGCTTTGGCCAGCGCTTTAGTTTTGGTTCTCGCCGCTTTCGTCTCACCACGTAACCAGCGAAAAATCTGCTGCCGGTTATTGTTGATGGCCCGCCAGTCGGCATTGCCTTTCGAATCCTCCATCTGGTGAAGTTTTACAGAACGGGTATTGCCCCCCATCCGAAACCACATACGGGAGATCTCGATGGCAACATGTTCCTGCCCGCGTTCCGCAGCCCACTTGAAGATTTCTCTTTTCAGTTCGTCGAGGTTTTCCACTTTGTCGCGTCTCCTGTCGCTGAAAATCTGATTACGCTTAATCAGATTTCGAATACGCCTCTTGTTAAGCTGCGTTCCTATCTGGAACACCATCGGTTGGATTTGGATAAAGATCAGGACGAAAGTCATGAGGTGTTACCTGAAATGTAGTAGCGGCAGCCCATTTAAGCGCCGTTGCAGCGCCAAGCAGGCATTTACCGGAAGCTACACGGCTAACATAACCCTGAGTCTCCCCGACCAATACAGCGAACTCCTGCTGACGAACGCCAGATGTCTTTAGGTAGTTTTTGAGATCCATTTGTCCTCCTATATGTATTCGACACATCAATATTAGTATCACGAATATTGATGTGTCAATAGTTACACGATTGGGAGTAAATTAATTTTGCGAATATTATGTTCGGTATGAGAAAGAAAACCCTTGATGCAGCAGAAGCTGACGCAGCCAAACGGCTTCGAGACATTTGGAACGATAAAAAAGTTACTTTACGTCTTACCCAGGAAAAGGCGGCAGATGCTCTCGGCTTCAATACGCAAGCTACAGTGAGTCAATATTTGAACGGCAGCATCCCATTAAACACGGACGCCACGTTAAAATTCTCTGCGCTACTAGGGGTAAAACCTGAAGAAATCCGACCTGACTTAGCGGAACTAATGAATTACGTCAGAAAAACCGATACACACGTTCAGGACTATTCAGCGGCTGGCTGGCGCCTTTTGAAACCAGAGGATGCAGAGTTGATTGAACTTTACGACAGGCTTCCACAAAGTGAGAAAGAAAGGCATCTAACTGAATTAAAAGAAAAAGTTAGTGAATTTGACCGACTTTTTGAAGAACTTCTAGCGACCAGAAAACAGTAATCCCACCTCTTCAAAGAATCCCGCATAGTCGGGATTTTTTTATTCATTTAAATCAATAGCATATAAAATATATTCGTAACACATATATTTTTAGCTTGACCGCAAATATACGTGAAACTAATATCATCATATCAACGACGCACTAACCACGCGGCAGTTGTTCAGAAAAACGTTCTGACAGTCTGGAAAGACAGGCACAAATTCGCGGGTCGCCGCCAGTACGATGACATGCGGGAAAGACCGCAACTGGATTCGATTCGTTGCAGTGGTGGAAGGTAAGAGCAATGGGTGCGTAACACCACACAAGCCCCCTGTCACGGCAGTGAACGCGGTTGAGCCGTCCGCCCGCGTAAAGAACGCCCCGTGAGGCTTAAAAACAGGTCGTATGTCCACGTTACGGATCATCAAATATCCATTGCTGTGTGTAGTCTTTGCCTCGTCTCAATGAGGGGCAATTTTTTACACAGCAACCAGTACCGAGGAAAGACCAGGCGGGTATGACCAGCCCTGACAGCCCGGAAAGACGGGCAACAGATGTAAAAAAACCCACCGAAGTGGGTTTCTTTACCCGGAACGGTGACCAAACCACTCCGGAGGTGGTACAGGGGACCAACCCTGCACCGAGGAAAGACCAACGACATGAGCCGCTGATCGGCTCGGATTATACACTAGTAAGGAGCCGCTATGGAAGCGCTTGCCATCCCAGTAAAGCTGTACATCCATTACAACGCCAACACGTTTGCTCAGGAAAAAGTCATTGTATCTACCTGTGACATGTCACGCACCTTTCCAGATCAATACGTCCTGCTGGAGACTCGCGATATATCCATCGATGTAAACCAGCCAGAACCTTTCGACATTATTGCTCTTCAGGTCGACCAGTTGCGTGGTCAGAAAGAGAAGATAGCAACGCTGGCAAAACATCAGATAGCCCAGGTTGACGACAAAATACAGCAACTGCTGTGTATTGATCACTCTCCTGTCCAGGAAAGCGATATTCCGTTCTGAGGTAACCATGCAGACTGAAATTATCATCGACAAGGTAATGAGTGCTGGCTTGTCTGTACTCGAACATGAGAACAACGGCGATTTCGGAAATGGCGTTATGCATCTAACAATTGTCGGTGGTGTTCGCCGCGTTGAATTCTATCCAACAACCGGAACTGTGTACGCTAATGCCGTAAAAGGTAAGTACCCGATTTTTAAGCAGAAGAAAGCAGGAATCAAAGTAGCTATCCGACTTGCAAAATCAGGCGCCTGACCAGCGCCAGTAACCAAAGAGGAAAGACCATGACAATTTACAACTGTCTGTTCGAGCCGAAGAAATCGGCTATTAAAGATGGTGCTGTTGCGCTGGCAATCAGCATCGAAGCACCAAATAAAAAAGTCGCTGAAAGTATCGTCATTGGCAAACTCTGGGAACACTACCCGGCAAACGGCGACAACTATTTTAAGCCCAAAATCTGGGAAGACTCGGAGGATCAGCCTCGTCCGGAAGTTGGAAAATTTGATGAACAATTTGCTCAGGCGAACACTTTTGACGGGGAAAAATGGATCGCCAACAAACCAGACACCAGCGTTCCAGGTTTACCAAGCAGTGATGAAATCATCGATCTGATGAAGCTGCCAGCCCGGGAACGGTTCGCTGCCGTCCTCATGTTCAGCAATTCTCCCATAGATGGCGTGCTTTATTCTCAGGTTCTGGACTATCTCGATAATCTGGAAAATAACACTGAACCCTTTGATGATGACGATCGGATTAATTCAAATATCCTTCATGCACTGCACAATAACGAGCCCGTTCGTCATATGCATGTTGAAGGGTTAAACAATCTTATTCAGGCCATCTTAGCTAAATTTGAAGACCAGACACCGGGCAAGGCTGCTATTTCTCAATTTATCAAACGCTGGCTGGAGAATCCGGGTAAGCGTGAAGAAATGGTACCAAGTAAGACATCTTCCCTTAACACCAGCGATAATATAGAGAGTCCTAAAGTGGCCCCCCTACGTGGTTATAAACACACTTACGCAACACTGGACCAGGAGATCGCCGTCGCCCTGCTGCCTATATCTCCTGACGCACCGGTGCTTTCAGGAAATCTTCGCGATGCAGAAAAAATCATTGCAGAAGACCGGGAGGATTTTAAACGCTGGTCAATGGCCCTGCGTACCACTGAGAAGATCCTCAAATATGACCGACCGAGTATTTTTGGCGTTATACAGAACACGCCAGCTAAAGATACTTACCATTTCCCAGAGTCTCTGCGGCGCCATATTGATTCATGGCTGACTGAGCATGGTCAGTTCGAATGTCCTGAACCCGATGCGGAGAGGACTGGCAAATTGCTTGCGGCAGCGCGTGGCGAATATGTCGAAGGCATCAGTGACCCTAACGATCCGAAATGGGTTAAAACCGATACCCAACCACAGGTATCAAACCTCGGCAATGGAATGTTCTCTGTTGATAATCTGATGTCTGAAGCCGCCTCAAATGAATGTAAAAAACAGGAAGTAACCGAACAAGGAACTGTTACAGATGATCAGGCAACACAAGCCCGTGAAACGCTGAATAGCATGGGTTATGGTGTTTATGCAACGAACCGGGACGAAGCTATCCAGCAGGAAGAAAAGCTGAGCGATAAAGTAAAAAATATCGTTCAGGATGTGGATCAACTTGTCGAGCGCATTAAACGTGAAGAGCAGTTCCCGCAGGCCTCTGAACTGGTTCAGAGCATCAACGAAATGCAGTCTGCTGAACGCGATAACCTGGAATTGTGGAAAAACGTGTTCAAAACAGATGAGCGTTTTACTACTGCGTTCTCTGTGAACGGAGGCGGAACCTCAATCAATGGTACCTACATGACCATGATCGCTACACGCGAATTTGGTCCAAAAGGTATCGGCTGGGGTGTCGATATTCTGGAAGAGCGCTTTGACAATGGCGCGCCAATTACTCGCACAGTCAAAGGCACTGACGGTAACAACACGTGGGAACTTATCCCCGACGGTGTCCTGACAGAAAAACATCACGTTATCAAAATCAGACTTTGGTACATCCGCAATAGTGTACGCGGTGAGGAGATTTCTTTCGGGTGTACCCCATATATTTACGGCAGCAAATATGGCCCTATTTGTGATGGTGAAGCAACAAAAAAATCACTGACTGACGCAACCAAAAAAGCACTGTCTGCGCTTGGTTTCTGCGCTGATATTTTCATGGGCCTGTACGACAACCCGGAGTATCGACAGAAAAATAAAGCTGAATTCGCGCTGAAAAATGCCAGTGAAAACGCTGAGGATGCAGCCCGCGTCCGCCAGGAACTGGACGACAAACTAACCCGAGTCGCTAACACCATTGCATCTGCTGTATCAGAAAACGAGATCAACAAAGTCTATTCATCGATTGCCCGCGAAGCGGAAGTGCATCGCAAGGATGCAGAAGCGAAAGGTGATACACAGCACGCGCGTTACTTAGGTGGGCGTCTGCGGCGGCTGACAACCATTAAAGATGAACGTATCGCCGAACTGAACAAAGCACAGGAGAAAGCAGAATGACTACTGCAATCGCGTTAGCTGCTGACTATACCAGTCTGTTGCAATTGCTGGAAAGCTCTGATGAGCTTACTCCAGAAATGATCGCCGATACGCTGGAAAGCATTGAAGGTGAACTCGCTGATAAGCTGGATGCTATCATGGTAATTGCCCGCAATAATCTCGGTCATGCCAAAACCTGCGATGAAGAAATAAAGCGTCTGGCGGAACGTAAAAAGCATTTCGAAAATAAAGATAAAACATTACGTAAATATATTCTGTCGTGCCTGATGGCCGCTAATCTGGATAAGCTCAAGACGTCTAAAAATACCTTTTCCGCCAGAAAAGGTAGCATCAGTGTTGTCATCGATAACGAGAAGCTACTGCCAGACGAACTGGTTACTGTTCAGACGATTATCGCCCCGGACAAAAAAGCCATCAAAGAAGCGATCGAAGCTGCGGAAGCTGCCGCAGCGCAAATCACTGCTGACGGTGGAGAAGTACCTGCCGAACTGTTAAATCCGGTACCGGGCGCCCATCTTGTGATCGGCGAACGCTCACTACAGGTACGCTAACAATGCTGAAACTATCACTTAAACGCGGCGATGCCGTCCACGTCGTATTCGCGGACGGTAGTAACGGAATTATTGAAGCACGCAGCCGTTGTGAACTGGGTATGCACCTGCCAAAAAACGTAAAGGTTACGCGCGAGAAAGGCGCATTCCTCCCCGAAAACCTGATTAAGCGTAATCAGAAATAAACCGCCACCACCGCTAGCATTGTGGTCTCACTATTTACAGGAGACCGCAATGCTGCGATGGCAACCCGGAGCTACCTTACTCACAGATTTCGATATAAAGATTGGCCGGTTATCGGCAAGCGTACGAAAGAAGACACTAACCCAGTCAGACATCGAACGCGCCTGCAGTGATGCTGACGACGCTGTGTACCGGATGATGAGGAAAGACCAACATGACCAGAGAAAACGATCTGCTAACAGACGCTGAACTTATTGAATTTACCGGTTATCAGAAACCATCCAAACAACGGGAAATACTGGACCGTGGCGGCGTTTCTTACATTCCCGATCGGGAGGGGCGCCCCATGGTAACCTGGACTCATATCAACGCTGTACTGAACGGACAGATCACCGTGCAGCAAGCTACAGAAACAAAACCCGATTTCGGAGCAATTTAAATGGGGCGCAGAAGAAAAGATCTGGGCGATGTCAAGCTCCCCCCACGCGTATCAAAAACCAGAACCCGTTACTACTACAAACCCACGTCGCGGGAAACTGTGACACTGGGGCCAATCACTCTCACTATGTCGGCATTATGGAAACGGTACGAGGAAGAACGGCGCAATTACTCAGATGTAATGACGTTCGAAAAGCTCTGGAAGATGTTTCTTAAAAGCGCCTACTACACCGAGCTTGCAATACGAACCCAGCGGGATTATTTGCAACATCAGAAAAAATTGCTTGCCGTGTTTGGTAAAGTTAAAGCTGATGTAATAAAGCCAGAAGATGTGCGTCAGTTTATGGATCGTCGTGGACTGCAAAGTAAAAACCAGGCCAACCAGGAAATGAGCAGCATGTCACGTGTTTACCGCTGGGGGTATGAACGCGGTTACGTTAAGGGAAATCCGTGTGCCGGCGTCAGTAAATTCTCTCTCAAGGCTCGCGAGCAATACATCACTGACGAAGACTACCTGGCTATTTATAAGCATGCTGATCACGTTGTCAGGGCTGCAATGGAAATTTCTTACCTGTGCGCCGCCAGGCAAGCTGACGTACTCGCTCTGCGCTGGATGCAAATTTCTGATAAGGGGATTTTTATCCAGCAAGGAAAGACCGGAAAAAAACAGATTAAGGTCTGGACTCCCCGCCTTCAGCAAGCGCTGAAAACAGCACAGACAGAATGTCCAAAACTGTCACCTGACGCGCTGGTTCTCTACAACAACGATCGTGGTCAGTTCATCCGCAAGACGTTCAATAATCGCTGGTTAAAAGCTGTACGCGCCGCACAAAGTGAACTGGGCCGACAACTGGATTACACATTCCACGATATCAAGGCAAAAGCTATTTCAGATTTTGAGGGTAGTAGCAGGGATAAGCAGATTTTCAGCGGCCACAAAACAGAAAGCCAGGTGCTTATCTACGACAGGAAGGTACAAATCAGCCCGACACTGGATCGTCCGGTTATTGGGGAAAAGTGAATTTTTATTCAAATGGAAAAATACGATATTCTCTGAGAATATTCTTTTTTTATTCTTCGCCTCAAAAACGAAGGGGCTAGCTTATTGCTAACCCCTTGTTTAATCTGGCGGAAGCGCAGAGATTCGAACTCTGGAACCCTTTCGGGTCGCCGGTTTTCAAGACCGGAAAAAATTCATTTATTATCATGTAGTTATAGTAAATAGAAAGAATACTACTTTATTTCAACATTCAGCAAAAACAAAAAGTTAGCTCCTATCAAACAAACAATATTCTTTCCAGTTAGGCATATCCACTTGACTACACTTACACAACCATCGAATAATAAACTGTACAAAAAAACAGTATCGGATAACTATATGACCAGTAAAGATTCCAACGTCAGCAGCGTTCCTGAACTGACAGATTTTGAAGTGAGCTATTCACTTCTCACGAACGAGGTCTATCTATCCACCTCATTTACAGATAACATGGACTGTATACCAAACTGGCCCTTACAAGAATTTCCGGATCAACTAATATGCATCTCTCGAGCAAAAGCTGTTGCCCTAATCGAAGAACTCCAGAAGGCCATCAACTATATGGATGCAGGAATAGATCGAAGTTCAGGTAGTCTTCTCCAGTAGCTGACGCGTTTTATAATAATTTGATATATATCGTTCAATATTAGTGAGTATTTATAATGGGTGAATTTAGTAATCTTTTAAATAGCATCCCTGGATGGTTATCCTCCTCCCTCACGGCCCTAGTTGGCACTCTTATTGGCGGATGGTTTACCCTAAAAGGAGTTACCCAACAAGCTAAGCTTTCTAAAGTAGAGACAGAAAGAGAATCCCTTGAATTGCAGCTTTCGGTATTAAAAGGAGTTAAGGGAGAAGTTTTCACCCTAATCAATTTATATAACAAAAGGATGAAAACACACGTTGATAATATCAAACCCGGACAGATGTTAATTCTCACGTTCCCTGTAGGGGATGATAATTTCACATTCTATGAGCAAAATGCGAATGTTATTGCAAAACTAAATGATTCTGCAAGAGACTCAATAATTAATATTTACACATATTCACGTTCATTAATACAATCATTTAAAGGAAACAACAAGCTCATTGAGGATTATGAAAAAATCCTTATTGGTATGGCTGACAATAACAATGATAAAACCATGTATAAGAGATTACATGATGCAAAAATAGATGTAATGGTAGATTATGCTCAAGGGATAAAAAATATTGATGCAGAACTTAGAGATGCAGTCAATAAGGGATTTAACATTATTGACCAAGAAGTAAAGTCACTACAAATGAAATTAAACAAATTAGCTTCATAGAAAGGTTCCACTCCCTGATCAAGATTTTTACAAGCTTATCAGCTAGCCGCAGCACGTTGCATACGGTATGTCTGCGGTTTCATTTTCTCCTGCAGGAAATTTTCTGTACAGCGTCGACAGTCCCACATCATAAATAATCGCTACCTGCTGTCGCGGAACTCCTGCCCCAATCAGGCACCCGGCCTGCGCCCCCAGTGTGTGGTGGGGGGCAGTAAGAATTTGAAGAGCATATGAACTCACTCTCATATGAATTATTTTCCATAGAAGATATAATATAATACTGCTTATTATTTTTATATAAAGTAAATATATTCTAAATGTTTTTTATTTATTTACCAGATTGTAATAAATTACGTTTAATATATGTAATAAAGGATGTTGTAACAGTAAGGATAGTGGGTCACTACTTAACAGGTGATATTATGAAATACGTTAAGAACATATTTTTAGTCCTGTCCTTTGCATTGTCGGCTGCAGCCTTCTCGACATCTGTCATGGCCGCCAGCGATTCAAAAACACCTCCAGGCAACACAAAATCTACGCCGGGAGGAGACTTTGACATCTCAAAAATACCAAACCCATTCGCTCAACGCCCCAAATGGTGCGATAACTGGCCAGAAGATATACTTAAACCTCCATATTTTTACCAAGTTTGTGGTTTTAATTGATTGTATATTTGGTTACGATGACTGTCATTTCTTCTTGAGCGAGTTTTCATTTAAGGCTACCGTATGACGTTATGGTAGCCTTAATTTCCAAAACAAATTATTCCTAGTTTGCTGACATCTCCGGCCAGTCAGGATTTGACGTATCCACCCGGTTTACCAGCACCCTGTATTTTTTCCACTCGTCGAGGTGCGCTTTCTCATCCTCCATTACCATTAATGACAGTATTTTGCTCTTTCCCGTACATCCCCCGTCCGAATAACCTTACCGCGTAGTACATGATTATGCGTTTCCACTTCGGCACGCCCAGCACCGTCATCCCGTCGAGGAAGATTTTGTCGGCTTCTTTTTTTGTTCGTAGCGCGTTGTCATACATCCAGTCGTGAATAATGGCCGCCTTGGCGTATTTGCCGTCTGGCGGGAGAATTGTCCAGAAGATACGCGGGATGGTGGCGAGGTCGGTGACGAAACCAGCCGGCCCCTCAATAACATCGCTGTTGTCATCGCTCAGGTAAAACTCAAACGGTTCGTATACCCGCCATCTGTAGTGCTCCAGCATCTCCAGAATCGCGGGGGTGGTAAATTTACTCATTGACAGGATCCGGCAGAAAGTGAAAAAAATGTACTCGGTTAGTCCAATGACTTTATATTCACTGCTTGAAACCTCGTTGGCTGCTTTCTCGCAGAAGCAGCCTCTTTTTTTATTCGGGCCAGCCCACGGCGTAATCCTTAATCGCCTTATAGTCCGTTAATTTGTCCACTTCCTCTTTCATCTGCCGCTGTCGCATATGAATCTGCAGACCTTTGGTGAACATGGCCTGGTCAATGGCGTCGCTGAGGTTCAGCAGCTCGCCCGCTGTCATCGGCACGTCGTTATTATCGGCGTCCGTCCAGATAAAACCGTCCGGTAATTTATTCTGTTTCGCCATCTGAACGGAGAGGCTTAATCTCTCCTGCATCGCTTTGCCGTAGTCCCAGTTATGATTGTTAAACCGGAATACATAATTCATATTCTCCTGAATATTACGCCAGTCGTTAATTTCGGCATGTTTCTGAATAAGCGCGGTATTCAAATCTGCCACCCACTGACCGTTTTCGAATTTATCTATCGGTGATGCAGGGGCCTGTGTGGTGGTGTTTTCCGGTAGCGGGCCGGGTTCTGAAATATAAATCGGGTTGCCGGTTGTCGTATCGTATACCGTTTTTCCACGGTGGTCTTCGAACAGGCTCCACGTCTGGGTTTCAGCGTCAAATACAGCAATATGACTGGCCGGATAAACCAGCCAGTAGTCGTTACTTGAATTATCCATATACCACAAAATTACTTGTTTACGCGGCAATTAATCCCTTTGGTTAATAAAAGTTATTTCGTTTACCAGCATATTTTACCCCATGGTAGTTCTGGGATTTCTATATCTGCCGGCCAAATTTTACACCACGGAAACGAAAGGCCAGGAAATCCTTTATTACCGCTTTCAGTGGCCATTGCAGATGAAGAAAATGCTATGGCCGATATAGCAAAAACCAGCGCTAACAATACACTGTTAAGTTTATTCATAAGATCAACCACATAATTGATAGCTATGCTTCATCCTTAACTTTTACCGCAATCCTTTTATCAGGATAAAGCAGAAAAGAAAGTTTTCCTTGAATATCTCTTGATTGTTAAGTATATATTTACTTTAAAAGTAAATAATAAGTACAATAAATTTTCTTTTCTAAAGAAAATTTACTTATATCTTAGTGACTTCGTACAGATACCTGAGCCGAATTAACACCTAAAAACTAGCAAGTCAGTAGTAGTCATTACTGTGGTAATGCAGGCCACTGTATTTTATTAAAGGTGGCCTCGTCTGAAATTCCTGTTAAATCCAGTGATTTAAGTCCCTTGATATACGACATCCATTTAGTCAGGGTGGCCTTATCGTCGTCACTGATTTCACCCAGCGCCAGTTCCGTTCGCCAGTCGGCAATGATGCTGTTAGCTCCATCCAGTAGTTTCTGCCGGGTGGTTTCGGCCTTAGCCTGATAGTCAACGGGAACAGCCAGAACAGTGCCGTTCGAATATTTCCAGTCGCCATAGATATTAAATCCGGCTGGTAGTTTATTGACCTCAACAACCGAAAAACCTGCCGGATAAAGGCGCGATACATCTTCGGCTACAGAACGTATTATATTTTCGGAGTCAATGCACAGCTTATATTTTTTGGTGAATTTACTCAGTGATTCGTAAAAGTCCTGACCATCTTCACTACGAAAATACAGAAAGTTATTATCGTAGTCCTGGTCGTCAGGAATGTATCTGGTTACGTTTTTTAATTCCATTATATTCACCTAAATTATCCATTAATTGTACGCCAGCCATTACCCACCCACATTTGTAGCGGTCTATACGCAAATGTCACACCGTATGCTGTTGTTGGGTCATGTCTGGCCTGTGTTAAAAAGCAACCAGCAGGCGCTTCTGCTGGTCCATATTCATCTACTTTGCCAGGCCATACAGGAGCACCGCGCTGGATATTCTGGACATAACGATTATCTGATTCGCCTTTTGTATATACGTTTCCTGATGTTAAATAACGGGCGTCAAAATTGCTGTAATTAGCAGGGTAAATATTGCCGTTTACACTCAGTTCGATACCGCCGTCTTGTCGTCTCTGGCTGTAGAAATGCCAGCCCTGATCGTCACTCAGTTCAATGACCGTTGGGCGGTCTGTGCCATTTCCCCACAGACTGAAACCGGCGTTCATCGCGGAGTTGTTACCACTCGATAACGTCAGTGTTTTTCCGTTGCCGGCACGTAAGATACCATTAGTGAGAACATCAACTGACATGTGCAGCCCGGAGTTGTCGATATAACCGACCAGGGCATTATTGGCATAAAGGCCTAAAACGCCGTCACTGTGCCACTTAATCCCGGTATCGTTATCACCGAGCACAATAGAATTACCGCCCAGCGCATTATCAGTACCAATACCTAACGAACCGTTAAGCCGTCCCCCGGTAATCGGCAATGCCCCCACATCACCGGCTGAAGGTTTGTTCGCGGTATTGTAGTCAATAATCCACGGACGGCTGGTATTCGGTTCAGTTCCCCAGTCTTGGCGCTTTGCGTTCGCGCCCATATGCGCGTAATAGTGCTGAAACCAGACTTCCCCGATTTTCTCAACAAACATATACCCATAACTGTACAGCTTGCTGCCATCCGGATAGGTGGGAAAATCAGCGACTGAGTCAGAGTTGGACACTGACACCCGCCACCATCCAGGTATATTAGCTGATGCCATCGTGCCGTTATCGGTAATTTCTCCAACAGCATCGGCGGAAATAGCCTTCACATCTGACGCCCACAGGTTGATATCACCGGACAGCGGTTTGTTGTTAACCCTGCGCGTCGCCGGAACGGCATTTTTTGCCAGATTTATCGTTTCTCCTAAACCGAGGTATGTGAGAATATCCGCAACGCTGGTTTTTCCGATGATGTCGCGCCCAACAGAAGTAAGATCAGTCTGTCCGGCGGTATCATTTCCCGTGAAATACGGGAGTTTATCTGCACCGGTAGCCAGACCAGCGAGCGCCGTCAGCGTGGCATCAAGAGTCTGAAAATCCTTACCGAACGCAGCGGACATTTTGGCGATAAAGCCGCTCAGGTCACCATCATCGAGTACATCCTGCCCGCTCTTGCTGGCTGTGTACTGTGCCAGCGCTGCAGCGATGAAGCTCGCCTGACGCAGCGCTTTATTTACCTGTGCACTTGATGCCTTGCCCGCAGTAAAACCAGACAGGAGAGCCGGCAGCGCCTCCCAGTCAGGCTGCGATGTAACATTAGCACCCTTGCCCGTCGCAAACGGTTTAAAATCATTTTTAGCCATCAGAGTAATGTCCCCCATGAACCGGCATCAAACCCGCTGATATATTCGTTATCCATATCAAACCCAAAAAACCTGTTTCCTTCAGAAGGCGTTTCCACCGAAGGAATTTCAATACTTCCGCCCCATACACCAGCGGCCTTTACCGTCAGATACCCTTGTCGTATCGCAGCAATAAGTTCGAGAGAGACCGCTGAAATATCTGTTTCAGGGAAAACCCAGATACCGATGGTCATATCCTGGTTATCGACGATCTGCATCTTCAGGCCGGAACCGTCCAGAGCGGCGTCAAGAATGGGAGCCAGCGAGTCGTTTCTTCCGTCCCAGTTGTTAATTGCTGTCTTCGTTTTTAGAACGATGCGATAGGTTTCATCGCTCAACGAGGTATAACCCGAATCCGGATCATATGGCCCCTGCCAGACGCCCTGGTCATATCCGAGTCCGTCAGTGTCCCAGCTGAAATAGACACCGCTTATTGGCTGGCTTACAACCCGGCTTAACCCTATCCACTGGCCGAGAATATCGAGTTGTACTCCTGCCGCATGATCAATATCAAAAGCGTTTATGAGTCCCTTCATTGCGGCTGAGGTTTCAGCTAACGGCCTGGTCACTAAATCGATGTGTTCAACGAATTTAGGTTTTGTCGCATGATAGTTGGTGATTAAGTCCGTATATTTGCTCATGCCGCCACCGTAATAATGATATTTTCCGGCTTACAGGAGGCTGATTCGTCGTAAGCAATATTAATATTCGCCGCGGCAACGGTTTCAGGAGATTTGCCGATCAGCAGCTCCTGAATATCGTAATAGCGTGCATTTCCACCACTGACGACCCCAAGGTTAGCAGGAGAATAAATCCGGCTCAGCAGTACCTGGTCACCAATCATCAGTCTGTTAATGTAATCCGCAACAGCCTGCTGAATCTGCACACCTATCTGAGAGGTGTACCCGGCAAAAACTGATAAGGTGATTTTTCCGTAAACAGGGACATCAGTTGGTCGCGAAAAACTGATTATGTGAGGATTGCCATATTTATCCGGTACGGTTACGGATGTTTTTCCCCAGGTCCGGACCCCCTGCCCTTTATTTCCCCGGATGGTCCTGGCTATTTCGGTCACATCGCCACCATCAACAATGGCCGAGATGGAATGCGGAGGGAGCCCGTTACCGTCAGTCTTTCCTGTATCATTTTCATAGAGCTTGTGGCGCGTCACACCAGCAATATTAGCGATCGCCCCGTCCACACCTTCAAATGGTGTGATGGATGGTATCGCGACACTCTGCCCCTGCCTGATGCGCAGTTCTGCGTCCGTTTCTGCAGGTGCGCCAACGGTGGCCGCTGCCGGGTTGGTTACCGACGTCCAGCCACGGGTCGGTGTATTGATAGTGGTAATCGTCCCGGCAGGAGCTGCAACCGCTCCGCCTTTGGAACAGATTGCAGTTGCCGTCACGGTGCCATCAACACCAATCACCACTGAATCCGGAAGACGCCAGATCACGTTATTGGTGTCTTTCACGGTGCCGTTCGTAATGATTGTTCCTGCGGTGCCAGTGAACAGTAAATCCACGGTAGAGTTCGTTGCACCTTTGCGCGCGATACCGTTAATTTTCACATTACTGGTCAGCGCTGCGCCGTAACCCGTAGCAGGTGAGAAGCAGTTATAGACGGCAATGGCTGTGTTATTGGCATCGTGAATAGCAAGCGCCACCAGCGCCACCATCTGGCCGTCTTTGCTGTCCGGCTCCAGATAAGCGTCACTGCCATAAATCTGCTGGAAATAGCTCGTCAGGGTATCGAGTATCGTCTGGTAATCAGGCGCACTGATCCCCTCAGCGGTTACCGTTGCCGATAAGCCGAGTGTGTCCAAATTGAGGGCCATTTATGCCTCGCTGGTTACTGTCGTTGTTCCGTAGATAGTGTCGATTTCAGCGAAGAACTGGACGCGGCGCGTCGAGGTGTTCACTGTCGTATTGAAAGAGAGAATGGATTTAACGCCCCGCGTTTCGAGGATACGCTTGCGGATCGCCAGATTATAGGTTTCCGGCTTTTGCTTACCGAGCACAGACTGAATCCATGGTGTTCCCTCTGTCTTATCGAGGAACCACTGCCCGTACCACAATGCGAATCGTGTTTTTACCGCCTGCGCGACAGCTTCTGGCGAGTTAATCAGCCAGGTATCATCGCCACTACCAAAAGTGTAATCATCTTCGCCGTCTTCACGTCTGTACCGCATTAGTTCACCTCATCTGTATTGCTTCCACCGTGTTGAACGCCGCCATGCGTATGGGTATTGTCAATCACCTTGCCGTTCGCTTTCACACTACCGATAAACTCAACAGCACCGGTGATTTTTGATGCAACGCCAGAAACAACGGACCCTACCATGCCGCCCAGCCAGGACAGCAGCCCATGAATGGTAACTTTCGCCGAGAAGTCGGCCAGCGGGGTAACTACATCCAGACCGCCAGGCGCTACGATTTTAATTTTTTGCGTAGAGGGATTGAGCTCAAAGAACGTACTTCCGTCGTCGCTACGGAGCTGCGCGGCGCTGGTGCTGATACCGCTAATTTTCTGCGCCTGCGACTGCGGGCCGACGATACAGAAAGCATCCGATAAATCATGCACCCGGTCATCGACAGGCTCTTGCACCCCGCCGTTCTGCCACCAGAAATCGATGCAGCGATCGGCGAAAATCACCAGGCATTCATCACCGGCTTTCACCGGGAACGTTAGCGTGCAGCCGCCGCCGCGCGGAAACACCACCGGCACATCCACCAGCAGCGGGTAATTTTTGGTAATGCGGTTCCCGTCGTTATCCGTTTCAACCGAACGAATAGCAGGCTGCACAACCGCCGTAACCGCGCCGGGATCGAATGACTGAATAATTCCGGGCAAAGCGACGCGGATCTGGTTCTTTGTGGTTTCCCGCTCAGATTTGAATGTTTCGGCAAGGTCGCCACTGCGGGTCTGGTCAGATACTGCCATTTGGTAGAGCTCCAGAAAGCACAAAACCCGCCGAATGGCAGGTTACTGAACAAATATCAGGGTGTTTAATGCGTATTTAATGGATATATTGCAACGGTATTTTCAATAAGGAAAAACCATGCTTAATCATGAAGATCCACGAACAGCTTTAATTGATTTTTTGAAAAGCATTCCGCAAAACCTAAGAATAGATGAATACCTCTTCATTATTCTCATGTGTTGCGGTGAAAACCCGCCGGAGGATTTAGACGATTTCGAACCAATCGTTGAGAAATATTTAAGCCGAACAGGATACGCTGGCTTTGGCGCTGTTATTTGCACCATAGCCATACTGGAGCGTAGGTTATCAAGTGTAATGTTAAAACTGGAACGAGCTGAGGAGTCGTTGAAAGCATTATCTAATAAGAACGCTGATTTCTCTCAATATCCGCTGCTAAGCATGCCTCTGAAAAAGCGGCAATATGCTCAGGTTGTTGAGCGCTGGAGAGCTCTCTTACACGGTGCGCTATCTGCTGAAAACCTTGCTTATTTCGAACAAAATCCGCAAGCGTTATCACTGGTGACAAAAGAATAAAATCCCGGACCTCTTCATCTGTCATTTGCAAACCCTCATAAGTTTGAGTGTAAGAAAGAATCATCCTGCTTAAGTGCCTGCCTTCAATCAGGCACTTTCTTACACGGAAATGATCCAATGATCCTCGGCGCGTCCATGCTGTTCTGCAGCAGTTGGACGTTAAGGAAAGCTTTTCCGTTACGCTTCACAAACTCAAAGCCGTAATTGTTGCCATCACGGGAAGGCATCAGGCCCATGTCCATTTTCATGTTTGAGTAATCACCATCTTTTCCCAGAAATTTGATTTTCTGAGATGTGACAGTCTCACCGTTAATAACAGTCATTCCGTCACCGGTCATTGTGTAATTGCCGCACTGAATTGCAGCCATCGCCGGTGCAGTAACCATCATTGCTAACGCCAAACAGAACCGTTTCATTGAAGCCCTCTTTCCCTCGCTGATGAGGAAACAAGATCCGCCGCGCCACGCGCTTCGCACATCATGTCCATGTACCACGCCTGGCCCCTTGTATCACCAGTATACATAATGCCTTTCACAACATAAACGCCATCCGTTGCGATGCTGGCAGGCTGCGCCGTGGTGCCGCTGAGTGTGATATTGCCGTCAGTGTTCTGGTCGGTGATACGGCCACCAGTCATAGCAATATCGTTGTTCGACAATGCAGTACGATACACCGAAGCCTGATCCAGTTGAATTAGCCCGTTAACCCGGATGTTCGGGTTAATCAGCGCGCGGACGTTAACGCCATTACCGATGGTCTGCTGAGGCATGCCGATCAGCCCGGTGGCGCTGTTGAGCACAATCGCGTCGTGCATGTATTCACCTTCGGGCAGCATATTAAGCTGACCATCCACGAACTGCCAGGTGGCGCCGCACTGAGCAGCAACGTTATCCATAAGATGCCGTGTCATGCCAAACAGCGCACGTCCGCGCGGGAAAACAGTCGGGGGGAATACCGGAGTGCGACCAACGGTCGCGCCTTTGGCTTCGAAGTCTTTCATCAACAGCCTGAACATATCTTCTGTCGTGTAACCCGCTGCCAGCGTCTGATTGGTAATGCTGGTGGCAAATGCCAGATCCGTATCGGCGGCCTGAATCAGGACGTAGGAGTCAATGGGACTGTCTTTTCCTGTGACCGAGTAGCGAATTTCCCCACTAAAAATCAGTCCGTAGTTGCGCCCGTCGCTCTGGCCCACCGTGTCGGCGTCGACTTCCCGCGCAATGCCGACATCGCTGGCTGCCACCTCCGGCGCGATACCGTCGTAACCGGCAATCAGCCGCACTTTCGAAAACTCCTGGCCGGTGATGCGGTTCACCGTATCAGCTGACAGGTTGTAGATTTTGAACGTTCCCACCCGGGACGCGCTGCTGATGTTGAACCAGTCGATCGTAAAGGTCACTTTAAAATCGCTGAGTTGAATACCCTGTCCGTTTTCGCCCACGAGCTGCAGCTCGAAATGCCTCATCCAGTTCTGTGACATGCTTACTCCGTTAATACCAGTAAATGACTGCGACCGCCCAGGTCGGTTTTCGTCGGATAATCCTGTGTACTGTCGTCACACATCACCACCAGCTTAAAACCCAGTCCCATGTATGCGTACTGTGCCAGCAGGTCGGCGCCAGTGACCAAAGGAATGCCGGAGATTACCGGCTCCCCCCTGTCGTTCTGCAGGTCCATGATCCAGTACAGGTCACGCCAGATGATGCGAATCCGCCACGTGATACCCGCCAGGATGATGCTGAACTGCTGGTTATCCGCGGTCAGCGGAATTTCCTGAATAGTCATTAACCCAGCCCCAGAAAAGCCGCACCACTCTGCAATAAAGAAGTGTTGGGCGGTTTAGTTGTTTTGGTTCCGGTATTGAGGACTGGCGACGTGCTGGCCCCGTCCTTCATGTCGGTTTTATCCGCGACGGTTACCTGCTGCGTCTGCGAGATGAGAACCTCCCTCAGGGTGAGGACGGCGGACAAGACATTTTCGGTCGTCCTGTCGGTCGTCACCTCCAGTGCGCGGATCAGCATGTTGCTGTACAGCCGTTTGCCGGTCACCACATCGAAGGGAATACGGCTTTCCTGCAAGTCGAGTATCTCCTGATACGTCTGCTGAGGACTCAGGCCCAGTAAGCTGGTGGCCGTCAGGTTACTGGCAAAATCCAGCAACGATCCGCCACCAGCGAAACCGACCTCCATCACCACTTCAGACGGTTTTTTGTAGGCATGGTCAGCGATGGCGGCACCGACCTCGACAGGGTGCTCTGTTATCTCTAGCGTGTCGGTGTGCTTCTCTGAAACAACCACACTGGGGATAAGCACCCCAATTCTCCTGGACTGCTGATGAAAGAGAGTAGAGAGAATATCCATTAACCCACCTTCGTTTGATTGCCGCGCATGAGCTGGGCATTTGCAGACTGCTGCCGACGTTCTACCTGATTCCCCACGGAGTGCGGATCACCACCACCGTAAATGTGATAGGTGTTCTGTTGCTGGACCTGAGCTCCGGGTGCGGGCATGTTGCTTAATACCTTCGGAATGTAGTTGCGGGTTTCCTGAGGCATAAGGGCCATCCCGTGTTTCTGTACATTCCCGATCCCCCAGTTATATGACGCCAGCGCCTTGCTCAGGTCACCGCCATTCGCCCGCAGCAACTGTGAAAGATATTTTGCTGCAGCCTGCGCAGCCTTCTCCGGATCGAAAACATCATTCCCGCGCAGCCCCATATCTCGTGCAGTGCCGTCCATAAACTGAAACAGGCCTTTAGCGCCGGCGCCGGAAACTGCAAACTGATTCCCGCCTGATTCAGTGATGGCCACGCTGCGCAGCAAACCTTCCGGAAGCCGGTATAGGTGTTCCAGATTGGTTAGCATCGGCTGCATCCATCCCAGCAGCTCAGCGCCAGCTTTTGTTGGTTGTGGCCGCTTAACTGACTGTCCGTGTTGTTCAGGGTCATCACCCCCAAACCAGCCGCGAACCGTTCGGCCTACGCTGCGGGGATCGAATCCCCAGTGCTCTTTAATCCAGTCAGCGGAACTGTTGGCGCTGTCGGTCACCATCGGCATTGCTGACGGGTTTTCACCGCCCTGATTCAGCATCCGTTTTCCGATGCTGGCGGCATCGGCCCAGCGACCGTCTTTAATGGCGTTGAGCAGGTCGGCGATCATATTCAGCATCTTGCTGAACTCGCCCATCTGATCAATGAAGTTGCTGAAATCCCACTTCAGGGACCATGACTTGGGGTCAATGTTGAGCAGCTTCGCCAGCGCTTTCGCCAGGTCATTAATGGCCCCCTGCAGGTCATGGACCATCTTCAGCGCGGCGTCGACTTCTGGTTTCCATTTGCCCCAGTCAATCAGGCTCTTACCGCCTTCCTTCCAGGTCCTGTAATCCTCCCAGAGTAACGCGATACCGGCGGTCAGCGCGGTAATCAGGCCAATCGGCGACATCCAGAACGTACTGTTCAGAATGCGCAGCGCAATCGTCAGCGCGCCAAACAGCGAGATCAGATCCCGCGTTTGCTTGTCGAGTGATTTCCACCAGGTAATAAGGTCTGACGTCCCCTCAATAAGCCGGAAGAACAGCCGCCCGATGATGTCCCCGAGCGCCAGAATGCCTTTTATGGCTTTCGTCAGGGTCTGCTCGATGCGCGGAAAGTTATCCAGGATGTGGCGGCGCAGCGTGTCCAGCGAACCCGCCAGACCACCAGCAAGATTCGAGCCGATTTTGTCACGGGCCATGCCTGCCATCGCGCCGAACTCGCGCAGGGAGGTCATGAATTTGTTGGAGGAAACAGCGGCCTGTTGAGAGTCGTAACCGATGGCCTTCGCCATCGCGCTGTACTGCCCGGAGAATCCCCCCATACCCCGACGCATCGCCATAAGGGTATTTTCGTCAATGCCCAGCATCTGCGCATACTGGTTAGCGCGGTAATACGGCATGCTGCTGAGCTTCTGGCCGACGCCCGTAAAAATAGCAGCCATGTCGCGCATGTTCCCGCTGGCGTCACGAGTCTGTACACCCAGGCGGTTAAGAAATCCCTCCGCGCCGGGGTTGTTACGTACAAATCGTGAGAGGCTTTCCAGCGAGCTCCGCGCCGCGTCCACGCTGCCACCCACCTGCGAAACTGCGTAGCCAATCGACTGAATCCCCAGAACCGTCGCGCCGGTGCGTTGAGATGCCCAGTAAAGGTTATCCAGACCGGAGGCAATTTTCGCCGTAAACGCAACAACGGACAGCGCCGCACCTTCCACCGCCAGCCCTGTTTTTATGGCATTTGCGGTGACGCCAGCAAGAACAGATTCAAATTTCTCGTATCCGGCTTCATCAATACCAAAGCCAAGGGAGACGAGAAAATCTTTAATAGTCTCAGCGTTCATTATCCTCTCTCCATTTCTCAATACGGCGCTGGTTGTCAGCCTTAACGGCCAGATGGTCATTCATCAGCGCGATATCGCACAGATCGACAGACCCATCCTTCAGCGCGTAATAAGGGATTAACCCGGCATCAACCGGGTCAAGGAGATAAGACAGCCCGTCAGGCAGGCTGTTGAGGGTTAGCCCTGAGGATGGCCCGGCGTCGCGCTGGTAGGGCTCACGGGCAAAAAATTTCCCAGCGAATCGGCGACCACCCGCGCCACCAGCTGGAGCATGGTCAGCAGGTCGATATCGTCAAACATCAACTGCCCGCTGCTAAATACTGGCGTCCATCCGTCCATATGCTTACGTGAAACCACAGACAGACACGGATGAATAATCGCGTTGGTGTCTTCTTCGGTCAGGGAAGACAGTTCCTCAGCGATACGCGGCAACAGGGTTTCAAACACCGGTTTCAGCTGATCGAATTTCACGGTGTCGATTTTGCCATCCGCAGGCAGAAGGGAACGAATGCTCCCGAAATCTGACATCATGCCCGCCAGTACCGGCAGCAGCTTACGGGTCACTTTCAGCTGGTCAAAAACGCTGAGTTTTGCCACTCGGTAATCGTGGCCTTTGACTGAACATTCCATCCGTTAAAACTCCCCGAGAACCTGGTCGATTTTGCCGCAGTCAAACACCCAGGGCATCGTATTACCGGTTTTAGCATTGGCGTTATTCGGCTGTTTCTGGAATGCCACGCTGCGCGCCGTGATGATGTCTCCGCTCACCTTGTTTCGGATCACAATGACGTTGTTTCCCCAGGTACCTGAGGACTGACTCTGTGCGTTATACGCCAGCGACAGCTTTTTGTTTGTCGGCGAGGTCTTAAGCAGGTTGACGGTTACCGTGCCGCTCTTGTCTGCGTGAAGGCTGTGCATCACTTCGCCGTCAGCGCCGATTGTCATGGTGTTTTTAGGACCGGCCATAGCAACGGTGATCCCTTCCTCGGAGCTGGCGGAGCCGTAGCCCAGGTCAATCTCGCCAGTCGGGCCGGAGAGGGACGCCGTGACGTCCATAAAACTGTAAGTTGAACCCATATTTATTTCCCCTTAGCGAACGACGTTGATCTGTACGTCAGCGAAATGCACTGCGCCAGCCAGCTTACAGGCAACCTGAATAACCGGTGCCTTACGGGCTTCGCGGTCTGTCTGCGCCTGCTCGGAAATCGGCTGCGCGTAGACGTAATACCCTTTTGTCAGCGTGTCTCCGGAATCCAACTGCCCGATTGGGCCACCGTTCCATACGCCAGCAGCCACCAGCCCGTTCGTCACGGACTGATCCATAGACTGCTCAACATTGGACAGAAGACGTGTAACACCCGCATCGGTCTGAGGCACTTTGGTTGTACTGGTGTACAGCAGGTTATACAGGTTGGTCTGAACGTAGTTCTGCAGCCAGTCGAGCCCGTGGCGCTCATCAAAGAAATCACCGCTGGACATGACGCCCTGCTGCAGGATTGCCGTATCGTTCTGGTAATACACAAACACGTTGCATTTTTTGGCATCCAGCGCCGCCGCCTGATCAGTCGTCAGAGTTTCGTAAGTGATCCCCGGCTCCTGTTTAAATTTCAGGGTAATGGTGGTATTGCTGCCGTTGAAATTCACCGTAAACGCGCGGCCAAATGCAGACAGCGCAGCGTACTTGCTGCTGGAGGAATACTGTACGAACGTGCGCCCGTATTTTGCCGCCTTCAGCTTGTAGGCCAGATCCCCGGTTGAAGTGGCGTCAACGGTGGCGGGATCGCTGGTGGTAATTGCCAGAATGCGGCTGACGCCCGAAGCTTCTACGGCTGCAGCAACTTTCAGCCAGTCGTCATCTGCAATATCCTCTTTGTCTGCAATACCGAGACCATACCAGTTGGTGTAGCCCATTACGGCATTAACCGCATCCATCAGATTTTCAGCAGCACCCGCCTCACCCGTTGCCAGTGTTTTAGCCCAGCGACCTACATACACCTCTTTAGGTCGTGGTGACTGGGAGAAATAGACTGTTGCTGCTTCATATTCCGGGCTATCCACGCCGAAATCTGTGCCGATATCTTCCGGGGATGAGTAGAGGCGAATGCGCTCAGAAACCGGGATAACCGTTGAGCTCCCGAGAATGAGCAGTGAACCAAAGTTTCGACCAGTAGCCGCACGCGGCCCAATGATCACGTCGACATTAACGACGTTTGAGACAGGTAATCCCTGCGGCATAATTTACTCTCCGAAGAATGAAACGGGCGCATCTTGCAGCGCCCGGATGTTGTACTCTCGAACCACTTTCCGGCGCAGCCGCACTTTCATGTCGTAACGGCGTACCCACTGTTGGTTAATAAGCTCGGGGAAAGGGACAATATCGCCATAGTCAACGAGCGAGAGATCCGACTGGTTCAGCTCGGCGTTGTTTTGCTCAACCGATATTCCGTCACGGAATCGCGAAGCAATTTGCATCCCCCCCGGGCCGTAGAACGACGCCATAGCGACAAAATCCTCATGCCGCCAGAGCTGTGTTCCGGTATCGGTCTGTTGAGTGAATGCGGGGCTGTTATCAATGGGCCATTCGATGATGCCAAACGCGCACCAGTTCGTTTCAACTGGCAGCAGTGGCGGCTGATCTTTCTGCCAGCGCGGGCGAACCATCCCAGCAGGCAAGCCGGAAACGTTGCGCATCCACTGGCTTAACAGCCTGTCTAGCGCTTCGTCATAATCCGGATCGCCGCTGGTAGGTGTCAGCCAGCCGCACTGTGTGCTGGTGTTATTGCTCAACGGGAGTACCCCCATCAAACGGCAACAGTTCGCAATGAGCCTGGACGAAGCCAGCACCGTAAGCGGTATACGGGTCGACGAACGTCACACGATAATCCCGGTTCTGATACGTCACGATATCGGCATCACGGCCAGTCTGCCCCTGCGTGAGTCGCTCAGTCGTCACGATTAAAATCGCTCCGCTGATAACCTGCCCGGCCTGCATGCGGCGGTTTTCAAGAGAGCGGTCAACGGTAACAACCCCTGCAAACTGCGTTTTAACTTCGCTGTCGCTGCCGATCCCGTCCTCGTCCACCGTTTGTGCGCGACGCGTTACCCACAGGTTGAAGTCGCAAAAATCGGGGTCAAAAAGCACATCGGTTACATCAAGAATCGGCATCTTTATCCCTCACTACATGGGTTATTGAGGCGAGATATTTGCCAGTATCGTAAAGAGGCTTAGCCAAAGTGGTGCCCGGAGATTCACCAGCAGCACGCCGCGCAAGTTCCGCTTTCGCACCTTTACGCCCACGGCGCGCACGCGCTTCAACGGTGCTATCTGCAAGCGGAGTAAAATTGGCAGCTTTGATGTGATTTTTCACCCCTCTTGCAGCCACTGTACCTGCGCGGTTGAGTGCTCTTTCCGCTCCCGCCGCATTACCATCAAGCGCAGCCTGTGCCGCAGCTTTAAGCTGTGGCATCGTCTGGTCTTCAACTGATTTAACGCCGGGTACAAGATGCGGACGTGGTGGGATGTTTTGTGCAGGTGAACCGTATTCGTTGATATACCCAATCCCGGCATTACCGAACGACACATCATCCCGATCGCTGTCTTCCACAGGGATACCGACCAGCACATCCTTTTTGGTTAGCGACTTTAGCGCATCCAGTATTGCCTGAGCGTTATCAACCCTCGTTGTTACACCGCTTTTGAAACTCATAGCTGGCGTCCCCCCGCACCGAACATCGTGATCAGCTGATAAAATTCAGCGCCATACCGGGTGTTATTCCAGAAGCCTGCGTCAGGGTTTAGCGTCGCGCTGGTGTCATAGCTGACACTTACCTTGTCAACGGACTTGGAGGACTGAACACCATTGGTTGAACCGCCCGGACCGCCAACCAGCATCGCCCGGCTATCTGCCGCCCAGAGCGTCATATAGTGCGCAACGAACAACTCGGCAAAGTACGGAAACAACTTTTTGCCGGTGACGTTTTCGCTCAGTAGCTCATCGGCCAGATTCAGACGAAACTGAATTTGTGGTTCGGGATATCTGGCAGGGTCAGCAAACTGCAGGAAGTCGCGGCGAAAATCACTTACCGTTGGCAGACTTTGATTCTTTGGCATCTTTCGCCCCATTACCGCCAGTCCGGGCGGCAGCAATCTGCGCCTGCAGGCTGTCGTTCTGCTCCTGCAGCTTGAGCAGAGCTTCTTTCAGATCGGAAATCAGCTGATCTTTATCGACAATCTGCTTATCTTTGTCGGCAATCTGCGCTTGCAGGCTGTCGATAATGAGTTGCTGGTCATCAGTTTCATTCGATCCGCTTTCGGAAAGCTCAGCGTGCGCCCGGGTAAACCAGTGCGACGCGACGTCTTCCGGTACATTATGGCGCCCTGTACAAAATGCCTGTTTTGATTGATCGCCGAGCGTCAGCGTAAACGGGGTGTGAACATGGATAGTAACCAGTTTTTCTTTCGCCATTTTCAGTTTCCTTCTGGCCCCTTTCGGGGCCATTCTGGTTATCAGATACCGTCCACGTAGGACAGGGTTTCTTTGTACACAGGCTCAATCGCACCCAGCTTGCCGTAGTAGGTCGCAATCTGGTACAGACCACGATACTGAACAGGAACGCTTTGCAGCGGAACCAGTGGATAGCGGACGTATTTCTTATCGTTGGTGTAGGCGACCATACGGTCTTTACCGCCAACCCCGCGCCCTTTCAGCCATTTGACCGCTTTGATTTCCAGCGGAACGCCGTTCTGGTGGAAAGCGATAGTGTTCACAGCCAGATAGGTCAGCAGTGACTGGTTACCCGCTTCGGAAACCTTACGGCTCGCCAGCAATGAATACTGCTCTGGCGGAATCCGCAGATCAGAAGGCACGACGGAATAACCGGATGCTGCCCAGGCATTCGACAAAATGCTGTTTACGCTGTCGAGGATCTCATCGTTGGTGGAGTTAGCCCAGGTCTTCGTTGCGTTGTTCAGCGTCACACCAACGAGATTCGTCAGACCTTTCAAACCAAGCGCTTCGTCTCCGACGTAAACCTGTTCGTCGTTATCCATCTGCCATTTAAGCTGCATCCCGTCGTACTTCTGAGTGTCGATCGGACGGCCTACCTGCTGTGCCGCAGCCAGCTCAACAACAGTCCATCCCAGCTCCATCCCCCAAAGGTTCAGCGGATTGCCGTCTTTACTGATATCAACATTAACGCCAGCAATGGCAGTTGAATCTTTGCCTACCCAGTTTTTACCATTCGGATTAGCGCCAGAACCCGCCACGCCAAAACTGGTATTCGTCCAGCTGGAAATGTCATCTGCGATAGAGACGTCTTCGCGCAACTGGATATCACGTGTCCAGGTATAACCCACCAGTGGCAGATTCAGCCCCTGGTCGAGTCGCTCCAGCTCCCCGATGAGAAAGGCACCGGAGCTATCAACGGTTGCCTGATCAAAAGTAATCATTCGTCTGTTCCTTAAATCTTCCAGGAGATTTCTGCGTTGCCGTTAGCGTCACCGGCCCCCGTAAAAAAAGCATCAGGTAACGCGGCTGTTTTACCTGTCACCTCTGCTGCCGTGATCCCGCCAAGCGGAACCGGGATGGAAGCATCGGCTGATACCACGATGTACACCACGCCCCCTTTTTTAACGGACGAAGCATCAGCACCCACGTTTACCGTCATGTACCCACGCTTCATGGCGTCGCCCGGGAAATTCTTATCAGAACCCACCTGGCGAACCATGTCTGGCTGCGATGTGGTCGGATACGGACGAACGTAGATACCCTTCACCTTGTCGACGGTGTCACCCTCCGCCAGCGGCACGAAAAAGCCGTCAGCGTCGTATTTGCCAGCCAGACCATACGCTGCGAAGGCGTTATCGGATTTAAGGATCACCGGTTCGACGGTTAAGTCCTGCGGGCGAGAGATAGCCCCGGCAATGCCAACAGGCATCCGGTACAGATATGCAGTCATTGGATTATCCTTTGCGGTTAGACCAGAAGTCGGCGTTTTGTTTGTTCAGGGAAGCGATGCTGGTCATGCCCATGCCTGGACGTTGTGCATCGCCCGTGGTGCTGCGGGTGTTTCTCCCTTTGGCAATCTCAGATACGGCGTTAAACGCCATATCAACCGATTGTTTAGGTAATTTGCGGATATCAGCGTCACCGACAACCTGGCGAACCAGTGTTTTGTCTGCGGCCGCCAGTACATCACGTTTAAATGCGGTCGGTTTCACCTTACGGCTCAGATCGATACCCGGGATAATAACTTCAGCGCGATAGGCAGAGTCACCAGTAATCGTGGTTTCCTCTTCGTTGTCCTCGCCGTCGCCAGTCGGGTCTTTCTTATCTTTATCATCAGGGGTGTCAGCATTATCACCCGTTGCCGTTCCTTCCAGCTTAGCCAGCAGGGCCTTGAGCAGGGTTTTGATATCGTCCTCGCCGTCGCCGGTCACATCTCCGCCCATCTCCGGCTTTTTGTCCGGCAATGGTTGTTGCGGTGAAAGGTTAATGTTGAGATTAACGCCGCCCGGCAGATCACCTTCATCACCCGTTACAGCCGCTGGCGCTGAGTCCAGCAGTTCGTTCATGGTGTCCGAGTCACCTGTTTTGATGGCCGTGCGCATGCGGGTCCACCAGCTTTTCTTTTGATTTGCCATTGTGTCTCTGTCTCCAATTGCACAACGATTTCCGGCTCTGCCCTTAGGGACAAGAGCCACATGGTTTCCGGTAATATCGACCTGCCTAGCTTTGCCCGGTTCGGTCTGCTCGTACTCCGCGTCATAGCCACACGACACTTCGCGCAGACCATCTTCGATAAGCTGAATGGCGCTTTCGTCTTTGACGATAAGGTCAGCCAGCATCAAATCAGACTGATCACCAGTCCCGCGCCGGACATTCTGAAGATGACCGACCGCAAGCTCTTTCCAGTTCTCAGGATTCACCAGCCGTACATTCCCGTTTTCATCTTCAGGATGCAGGATCGTGATGCTCATCCCTTCGAATGAGGCGAGCGTGGCCGGATGGAATACCTGCTCAGGAGAGCGCGTTACGACTATCTCACCGAACTTGTCAGGCTTGAGGTTTGGCAGATCAGCAGCGCCGTAAAGCTGCTTACCCGTTCGACCTATCGGCACGTCTCTACACAGCAGCGAGCCGTCAGCCAGCTGATAGCGGGTTTCCCCCAGCCGGGTATTGAAAAAATATTTCATGGGTTATGCTGCCCTTTTCATTGCGAATGGAACGCGAGCAAACACGATTTCTTTGTAACAGCGACAGTTAGGCAGTTCGCCAGCGTGTCCGGTCATGCCATCCAGAGTGGGAGGTTTATCCCAGCGAACAAACTTACCTTCCATCTCCGCGTGGGAGTGGCGAACATCGCCATCGTCGGCAGTTCGCCAGATATAACCATCAGACCCGATAGCGATCGCGCGGGACATATCCAGCGCCCCCGTAGCCCTGCCCAGCTCAGTCCGGGCAATCAGATCTGCTCTGGACTTGGCAACGGCACCGGACGCTGCTATCTCTTTTGCGAATGGTTCAGCGCGCCCGCCAGTCACAACAGCCTCAATAGCCTTGTTCTGGATGTCGTACACCCTGTCAGCAGCCTCAAGGGGTAGCGATTTGATGTACCTGACCTGCTGCGCGATGATGGACTGCATCACCTGACCTACCGGGGCGCGGTCGACCATGTTGCGCAGCTCTGCGCTGATGTTCCGGCTGTGCTGACGCCACTGTTTTTCATTCTGGCGCACAATGTCGGCGGTAAAGTTCTCAGCAACCTTCGTCGCCCACGGCGTTATAATTTCGCTGTAGCGCTCCAGGGCCTCCATGATTTCGGTGACGCTATCGTTTGAACCATCGTAGTGCCCATTTACGATATCCCCGACCGCCCGCGCTATCTGCCGTAGGCTCGTTCGATATCGGATCTCCGCCTGTCGGCTCTGGCGGTTTGTCGACAAGTTCGCCGATGTCTGGTGGCGCTTCGTCTTCGGCATTCTCGATATCCTCGTCGGTAATGGATGCCCCGATGCCAGTAACATCGGAGTTCTCACGCAGGTCGGTCATAGCGGCTTTGGTTGTCATCAGACCTGCATCCAACGCATTGACAATCGCCGTTGTGGTATTCACAGCCACCGTTGAGCGGTCCACATCTGACATCTGCCATAGCGGGTTAAACTCAAACGTGAAATCGTCCGGCAGCGGCTTACCGAGCTCCGAACGATGCATAATGTCCAGCACCCGGCGCACTGGCAGGCGTAAGCGACGTTCCTGCAATGAACTAACCCGGTCATAATAGTTGGCAAGGTCTGCGTCACCCGTTGAGAAACCTTTAGGGGACTGCCCGAACAGGCGCACCAGTGGAATGCCAACAGCACCGCTAATCTGCTCGGCGAACTGCGAAAGAATGTCATCCAGACCGCTGAAACTGTACTGGTGGGTTTCGAAGGTATCCTTGGCATCCATTAGCGTCATGCCTTCATTGCTCTGAAACTGGCGGATCAGATCAATGTTTTTCAGCAACGCCTCGAATGCCGGGCCGCCCAGTGCAATAAGCTCACGGAGTTTTTCCACTTTGTAGGTCCGCAGATGCGCTTTGTAGACCAACTGCGCCGCACCGACAGTGGCGCTGTCGAACGCAGTGAGCCGATCCCAGATACGCTCTACAACCGACATTCCCCATTCGTTCTCGGTCATCTTCTGCTGGAATGGCAGCGTCACCCCATCGAAGCGAATCAGGCGACTGTGGTGAATACGCCAGGCGGGGATACCCGTTGCTGTGGTCACCACATCATAAAGCTCAGGCTTGCCGAGATTCGGCCCCATTTCTTTAATGCGGCGGGTCAGTACCGGGTTAATCATCCAGCGGTCGAGCGGGAGAATCCCCTTAAACTTGCCTTCACCAATGGTTTCGAGCCGTAGCGGGGCCATGGGCGCCTGACCTTCTATCATGATGAAGCCCACCGCGCCGCCGTAGAGACGAGACCATTTCAGTACGTCGTTCAGCGCATCCCAGATTTGCAACTGGTCCAGCTGCGCTTCGAGAGTGCCACGGTCTTTTGCGTCAATCTCAGAAGTGATGCGAATGCCTTTGCGGGTCATGTCGTCGGGGATAGCATCTACCGCTTCACCGATGAGCCAGGACGAGCGATAGGACCATTCCACCAGCATACGGTTGCGGCTGGTGAAGTTCGCCCGGTAGGTCGATGCGGAGTGCTGGTTAGGCGTCTGCATCCCCACGCGGGCGACAAAGTTCTCGTAGCCGTCGGCCGTGGCCTGCACCGTTCGTCGCGGGGCTTGTTTGTTTCGTGCCATCAGGCCTGTCTCCCTAGCAGCTCCCAGATATTGAGGGCTGAATTCATTGGCGCGTAGCTGATCATCACCGAGTCGGCGAGGTTCGGCGACCTGGTACCGTCAGGCTGTTTATCCACAACGATTTTCCCCACGCCGTTAATCGAGTAGGTTGGTTGCGAAAGCTCGATGATGAGTTTGTCTTTGCTCTCCATCGTGCTGCTGATGGAGATAATTTCGTCCGGGTTGTAGGCCATACCTTCAACAACGGCGCGGTAGGTATTCCGGAAGAGCTTGCGTAAGTACCACCAGCTCTGTGCCTTGGCGTTGGCGAAGAAATCCTTGTTCAGGCGTGCAGCCTGCCCATTGTCGCCCCGTACGGCTTCGTCATCAGGATCGAATACCGCGCCGCTACCACGAAACGGTGTGGCAAGTATTGGCGGCCTGCGGGCGGCTTTGCGTAACTCGTTAATGGCACGCGCATCGCCGCGAACGCCAGCCCCCAGACCGTCCTCGTCGAAGCGAAACTCTTCGAGGTTATCCTGTTCACAAAAGCCGAAGACCTTCTCAACAGACTGGTAAATGTCGCTGCCCACGCCGGACCATTCCCGCACGTTCTCCAGAAGGAAACCGTGGCGGGTTGAAAAGGCGTTTTTGTCCCGACCTTCGTCGGCGACGTCCATCGCGCCCAGTCGTTTGCCAGTTGGCTGGATGCCCAGCCTGATATGCGCATCAACAGCAGCCTGTACCCAGTCTGAGGGGATCAGGACACCTTCCGCTGATGCGCTGTAGTTCAGGTCAAGCTCCTGCGCCACTACCACCGGATTGTCGATTTTCTCGCATTCCCTGCGATACCACTCATCATCCTTACGGGGGTCGCTGCGCCAGTGGAATGTGAATACAGGTATCTTTCCGCCGTGGCGTTTCTGCGCAAACGGGTTCGCCATGCCGTTGACCGAACTCAGGTCAATACGGCAACGGGTGGTTTGCGATAACGCCGCATCAATCAGTAGCGGGCGTTGCAGAAATGCAGCCTCATCCACCAGATAGAGTGTGGTTCGGTCACCACGTCCAATATTGTCACCAGCTTCGCCCTTGATGACCGCGCCTGTCTCAGGAAATTCAACACGCATGTACGGTGCATGCTTCTTCTCATTCCACGACCCACGAAACTCGACGGGCAGCGTCTCCACAAACTTGCGCGCCTTCCAGAACAGCGCCTTAGGGTCACCAGTACTGTCGACATATTCCTCTTTACGGGAACCAAAGCCGATGACCATCTCTTTGTTAAACAGGCAAAGCGAACAGGCCATCCCGATCGCCGTCCAGCTCAGCCCCATTTCACGGGATTTTTCGGTGATACCGTTCTCCCGCTTGCCCCAGCGTTCCATAATCCAGTGAATCCACTCTTCCTGTTTCGGGAATAGCAGAAAAGGGATGGTGACCGGCAGGCCATAATCGATATTACGCGGGTCCGTCGTCATGCCCCAGTCGATGATGAACTGAGCCGGGTTAGTACGATAAAACTGCTTCAACGCGGGCAGCATCTCAGGATGCTGGCGAATGCGCTGTAAGCGTTCCATCCGCCATTCAAACACCATCTGGTAATCTGGATGTTTGAAATCGAAGGAGAATGGTAACGGCATAATTAACCCATCATTTTTTTGTACAATTCCGCTGCCTGATCAGTTGTCAGATCAGTATTTTTTCCTGGTAGAGGCGTTTTTTCTGGTTCACTGACAGCATCTATACTCCATGCTTCTCTCTCCAGGCCGATCAACGTTTTCAGGCTGTCGCTCAGGTCTTTCAGAGATTTCACACGGGAAGGCAGACTGATGACTTTTTGATAAGTTTCATTGAGCCGGTCACGGCCTTTATCGTCAGGAGCGAACATGATGTCACCCAGCTGCTCCAGCGCCCCCACATCAGCACACTGCGCACCAAGTTCATCAAAAAGTATATTTGTGAGTTCCCGGGCCCGGCGAATATCGCCCCGGTGCTCCATGCGTACCGAGGCTATTACCTCCGCTGTGGCTTCTATCAGTACGCGTTCTGTAAGTTCCGTTTTGGTGCGTACCGTTTTGCGTACTTCCTGTTTGCGTACCAGATCGTCAGCCTTTTGCTGAATCCTGGCGTTAAGATCACGGGACCAGTCATCACGCTTTGCGCGCTTGCGGATAGCTCCTTCACTAATACCATGATGTGACGCAATTTCACGGAGGGACATCACTCCGGCCCGGTATGCCGTCTCGATGGCCTCCCAGTCCGGTTTTGCCATGATGATTTCCTGTTGTTAATGCTATTAAAAAATCCACCCGAAGATGACCTTTGTGATAGCAATAAAAAAGGCCGCAAGAATATGCGGCCTTTGATTACTGTAAGTTAACAGATGAAACACAACTCTCAGGAGCCACCCGGAAGAGCTATACCTGACCGGATAACTTGCAACCTCTGCTTTATACTGGTATTGGCTGGCAGAGGTAAAACAAGAGTAGTTTGTTTTATTTTATCCACATTGATATATCAACGATGATGGCAGTTATTCTTATAAATAGAGAATTGTTTAATCATTCGACTACAAAGGCAGCATTATATCCTGTCAATACTGGGTTATTTTCATGAGGTGTGCCAGTTTTTAACGTCTGGTTACGCTGCGTTGATACATGAGGTCTTTTTCTTCAGTACCATAGTATGCGACATATGTCCGTATATCCCCTTATAAGACATTTTGTGCTCTTTATGACACCCTGCAGGCCGTAACCGTCCTGCGGGAATTTTTTATTTGCACTGCGTCCGG